TCTTCCAATTCACCTAGATTTTGTCCAGCTGGTAGAGTAGTAATTTCTGTACCCTTACCACCTTCACGTCTTGGAAGCCAAAAATCTTCCAACATAGTCATAAACTTGCGATCGTCTTTAATCTCACCTGTATCAGCGTTATATACTAGTTTGTTTTTGAATCTAGTCATAACATCTCGTAGGTACTGTTCAGCCTTCATCTTAGGAAGGTTGCCTACGTCGATATAAAACACTCTACGCTCAGGCGCTCTAGAGATTCTATAGATGACGGTTGCGTCTTCTAGAGCTCTTAATTGGTTAAGGGGCTTGATGGCTTTATGTAGATACGAAATAACCATTGTGCCGTTCTTATCTGTAAGACCAGATGTACAATGTACAATAGAATCTTTAGCAATCTTTAATCCGGAAGCACCTGCAGTAGATGAGGTGGCAGCTGCATTATTGTTAAAACCTCTTTCGTTATAGATGAAGTATTCAGCTTTTGTTTTTACTGTTGGAACAGGAGTGCCAGGTTGTGCTCTCTGCTTCTTTACCTCTCTTACTTTACGAATCTTGCGAGGGTCAATATATCGAAGCTCTAGAATACCAGCTTGAGGGTTCTTTTCATCTACAATAGCATGATAATATAATCTACCATCTATATACCACTTACGGAAGATATCGTAAGAGTTTTGCTTGAACTCTAGTAAGTCTAGAGCAGCATTAAATTCATCTCTAATAACATCTTTAATTCTTTTTGGAAGCTCAAGACTGTCAAGTTGAATTGAAACAATCTCTTCCTCTGGTTCAGAAACAATTGATTCGTTTACTACATCATCGATAGCTGCGTCTACTTCATGTACGAGAGACATTTCTCTATACTTACTAACTAGTTCGGCTTCTGTTTTTACAGTACCATCCAGGTCAACATACGTACCGTATGCGCCTCCCTCAGCCACAACAACAGCGCCATCATCTTTTAGCTCAGGAGCAAAAGATATAGCGGTATCAGAAGCTAACTCTTGTTGTTTCTTTTTAATTTCGAAGCCGAAAAGCTCAGCCATAACATTCCTCCATTATAATAACAAAAAGTAGGGGGCGAACCCCCTACTCTTATGATCCACCAGCGTTACCTGTTGTACCGCCAGCTACATCCCACCAGTCGTACTGGAATGTCACTTGGAACTCTTCAATCGCATCTGTGTTGTTCCAATCTAGATCAATTGGAGAAATTTCAGATGGGAATATTCCATTAAAACGATACTGTCTAATAGGCAAGCCTACCTTTGAGAACTGTGTTACAATTGCTTGCGCTTTATACGCAAGAGGTGTAAGAGCTCTTGAAGTATTAACTTGAAGTGCATTAATTGCATTAGACCACTCTTCAAGCGCATTTCTAATTAGAAAGTCTTCGTCGTTAATAACTGTTACTGTCCACTGATCAAATGTTCTATCACCAGCAAGCTTAATCTTTCTACCAAAGTATGGTACCTGAATAACACCTAGTGATGAAGAAGGAATTTGAGCAGCGCGTACCATAAACGGAGTCTTCAGATTAGAGGCTCCGTTTACAGGGTTTGTAATATCAACTTGGAATAGTGAGCTACGCGCACCACCAAGTACCAGCTGCGATCTGATATCGTTTACGTTAAAAGCCATATTAGTTCTCCTTGTCCTTATTATTTATTAGACTGTAGTTCCGACAACTTCGGAGAACTCAACACCAGAACGTACTGCAACGAAGTTCAGCTGAATGAAGTTGATAGACTTAGTTGGCTTGATGTAAATATCACCAATGAACTGATTGCTATCAATAATCTCAGATGTATTATTTGTTTCGTCACAGACTACTCTAAAATCGTAAATACCACGACGACCTTGTACGTCACGTAGGAACGGCTCAATTAGATTCTTAAACTGAGCTCTTGTAAAGTCATCATTGAACTCGAACAGCTGTTGTTTTGCTGCAGTTGCAATTGACTTTTCAACAACGATAAACAATCTACGTACGTTAATACGATCAAATGGGCTAGTACGTCCAAGAAGTGTCTTATCACCGAATAGAACAGTACCCTGGCCAGGGAATGTTACTACCGGGTTAATATCTTTCTTATATAGTGAGTCACGATCTGATTCACTTGGGTTATAAGCTAGACGAACAATATTCTTCACTGCGCCTCTATTATAACCAGCTGGTGAGAACCATGGATCTCTTACATCATCTGTTCTTGCTGCAAGGCCAGCCATATCACCGTTAAGTGGTAGGTAGCGATAGGTGTCGTTATAGCGGTCGTACTGATACTTGTATCCTGAGTCAAGGAACGCATAAGAAGATGAGGTTAGAGAGTTTCTAAAATTAATTACGTTAGAAGCTTCGTTACCACCTTTGTTAACTACGTCTCCTCTTTCTGGAGAGATGTAAGCCACACAGTCTTTACGCTTTTCAGCTACGTTATCAATAATGTAGTTAGCAAGCAGCTCACCGTTAGTACCACCACGTGCTTTACCTGCCAAGAGTAGAGAAATATCAACATCTTCAGCTGACTTAAACTGATCATATCCTGCTGCTACAACTGCATACTCAACTACTCCCTCGTCGTCACCATCTTGACCACCAGAAAGGCTAATGGTTAGAGGTTTCTGGTTACCAGAAGATGCAACATGACTTGCATTAGCAGAAATAGCACCAGCACGATCGTTCGTCCACCAAATGTACGATGAATCCTTGATTACGTTGCCGTAATAGTTATCTGCACCATCTTCTGTCTTAGCTGTTGTTACGCGAGACATATTTTGGAACACTTCAAGCACAGTTCCTGGTACACCGGAAAATTGACCATCTTCGTCAATAACTGCTACGTGAAGTTCGTCATTAGCTGCAGTATTACCAGCAGCTCCAAGATTGATCATATATTGTGATCTGCCTGGAGCACGCTCAACTACTGAGAAATACTCCCAATATCTTGTAATTGTTGATGCTTCAAAATTAGATCTTAGAATCATTTTTGATTCTAGATTAACGGTAAAATAAGCATGGGTTGAGTTCTGATAGTATCCAGAATCGTTCGAACCATATGATGGAAGACCAGTAATCTTCATATACTGTTTGCCAATATCCGAGTTACCAACTTCTAGCAAATCACCAAGAGATAGCTTATTAAGAATAGTATTAGCTGCTGTATTAGCATCGCCAATAGCACCAGATACTGCATCGTAAGCAAACACGAAAGTAGCAGTATTTGAACCAACGTTAACGGCTACTGATGTATTGCCGGAATCAATAGTTGTAGCGTTAGTTACCAGGTCAAGTGTTTCTTCGAATGCAGCTGCTGAGTCGCACACTGATATCTTCAGCGAGTTACCAAGAGCGCCTGGCCAACGCGCAGCAAATTTAACATCTGAATCTGACGTTACAAATGTATTAGCTTCTCTCTTCGCATCATAGTCATCGCGAGTCTTAACGACGAATGGAAGAGGATCGGCGACTGAACCTGTATTAGCAATAGCTGTCAGTACACCGTTAGATGAATCTACGGTATTAGCAGCACGTACTACATATAGCTTGTTAGAATAAGCTAAGAAGTTTCCAGCTGTAAACCATGTTTCCGGATTATGTGAGGTTGGCTTGCCGAATGTTGCAACAAGCTCTACTTCTGACTCAATAAGTGTTCGTTCACCAACAGGACCCCATCTGAATAGTCCAGCAATTGCACCCTCAGTGGTTGAAATTGCAGGAGCTCCAGAAGTCTGGTCGATTTCGGTGATAGAAACACCAGGACTTACTTTGAATGGCATTTTGATCTCCCCTCGTTCAGGTTATTTGTTCTGTATTATTTATAAAAAGACTGTTCTTTACCTTAGCCACGCATCTGGTATATCAGTTTCTAAAGTAACGACGGGCTCTGTTGCTTCATCATGACCATCTGCAATAATGCCAAAAGGAAGCATTTCCTCCTCGAGCATTATCTCATTGTCAATATATAGATTTTTGCGAATATCCATATTTGACAGTTCTTTGAAATAAGGCTGTGTTACAAGCCAACCAAAAAGAACTAAACACATCACAAGATCATCATTGCCTTCTTCTGCTTCATAAGAGTTATTATGCAAAGAAAAGCGAGTTAGTTCATATAAAATTTGATAGTCATTAATAATCAGTTTATCAGATTCAATAAGAGTCTTTAGCGTTGAGCACCCTATACGCTTGACTGTTTTTGTTGTGCGAACTCCTGAATGATGAACACCTCCAAATCCGGCACTGATAATCTGGCCAGATCTTCCATTGTTAGATGCAAAGAAGATATTCTCATACTCTAACTCTTGATGAAGGATGTCGGCCACTTGTTGACCGATATCATTAGTTTCAGGTAACACAAACGCATTATTATACTTTGTTGCTGTATCATAAATTATATGAGGATACAACAGCGGTGAGATAAGGTTGTTGCGATATACTGCGGCAACTTTGTAAGGAATCTCAGTAATATCCACAACAACGAAAGCAGAGTAATCCCCACCAATTCCTCTTGCCGTATCTACAATAATAGTATATAATCGATCTGTGGTCGGCTGAGAATATACTTTAAAGTCCGATGTTTCAAACTCAGCTTTATTATAAGTCAATTTACGAAGTTTAGATGAGGAAATAAGTGTTGAACTTGATCCAACAAACTCACACTCAAACTCTACTCTGAACTGATCTTCTGATGTGTTGCGAATGGTTTGTTCTTTCCATTCTTCATCACGTCCAGGAACATCAGACCAATGAACATCTACACGCTTATATTCGTTTCTTCCTTCTTCCGAATCTACCCACAGCTTATAGAAAGCATTGAGACCGTTAGGAGTAGAAGTGATTAAAACTTTAGTAGTCTTACCAGATGAAATAGTAGGATATACCGATGAGAAGAAATCTTCTTGCATGTTATTAGGTACGAAAGCAAACTCATCCAGATAAATTAAGTTTTGAGATGTACCACGAATAGCAGAAGAAGAAGTGGCAGATGCTAATATCTTTGAGCCATTTTCTAATTCAATATTGCCTTTATTCCATTCAACAATGCCTTGTTGCATCCACTTTGGAAGATGCTCATATGCCAATTGTATTCGACCAAGAATCTCTCTTGCTTGTGCCAGCTTGTTAGCTAGAATAGCAATAGAGAAGGTCTCATGAAAGAGCACATACCAAAGCATTACACCGACAATCGTAGTAGTCTTACCACACTGTCTTGGCATCTTACAAATAACAAAGCGATCATTAACTGCTAGGTTAACAATCTTTTCTTGATAGTCGTATAGATGAAAGTTAATTAAACCTAAATCTACGTTAACAATCTTAACATACGTCTCAATAAAATATACTGGATCTTTAGAGCACTTATGCCACTCTTTAATCTGATCAAATGTATAGGAAAGCTTAACGTTTGAACGCTTTAAGTTCAGATTTCCAAGATATGATTCTGACATATCGAATTACTCTTCAATACCATTTTTTAACATCTTTTGCAATTCAGCTGTACTTCCTACAAATAGATTATTGTTAATAGTTTGAGGTTCTTGCCTACCAATAATCTCTTTTTTCTTCTTAGAGAGATCTAACAAATCTTTGTTTGCGTCAGCAAGAGTCTTAATGAGCGTTGAGACAACCTCATAGCTTCTTGGATGCTGGCTTTGATCAGCTACGCTCAGGATTCCATCCAAAGCTGTATTACCCTTATCAATAATATTGAGAAGGTTGTTTCTAGCTACCTCAAAATCATCTTCTGCAGTATTGTTTTCAATAATAGGTTTAACTTCTGCAGGTAAGATTTCTTGATCTAAAGGAGCTACTCCTAATGCGTCAGCAATTGTATCTTTATTTTCCATTAGGTTGCAGACCTATCAACAACTGTAACAATATAACCCCAATTATCGTCAAAGTCGATAAGTGAAGAATCAATAGTAATAGTTCCATCTTGAGTGGGAAGACCATTAGCTGTTAAGCCTGGCTCTACTTGCACGGATGAGTATCGTCTTCCAATGTCCAGATCGGCACTATTAACTTCAACAAATTTAACAATCTTGGCTTTTCTAGCCGGACCAAACAAATAACCTTTAAGTGTAAAGTTTAGCGTCCATACTAATACACGTCTAGTTTCAAAATCCCCTTCATAATCATCCTGCATGCTAACAGATTTGAGAATGATAGGGATATCCATCTTGATTTCTGGATCAGAAATTAACGTAACGGTAGGAGTCCAATCTGGAGTAAAGTATGGAAGAATCTGCTCTATTATTCTAGTTCCATCTTCTGTATTTTTAACCATAATATTGAGTTGAAAATCAATATCATATGGAACAGGATTGTATACAAATCTTACTCTATCTGTATCCGAAGAGTTTTTTGAATATGCAAATTTGTTAACAGTAGGAAGTTTTCTTTCGTTTGCATACTGAAGATTTGTAATCTCAAAAGATATTCTTGGAAGAGTAATAGCATCAGGTCTGTTAAGATTAGGATCTTGATCTAATCTAGCTAATATTTTTTCTTTTGGACCATATGTTAAAGGAATTTTAAATGACGAAATAATTACACCATCTTCATCGAGTCTATCGATGTAGATTTCGTTGAATAAAGTGCCAAATAGCACCACATATTTTCTAATAAGTCTATGGTAAAAATTATTAAACATTAGTATTGACCTTCACTGAACGGATCCATTTCCGACCAGTCAATTAAATTATCAGCTTCTGTCTCTACTACATTGTTGTCGTTAAACTGAGTTGAATCATCTGGATCTGAAACATACTTGTCTTGAATCATTAGAACATATCTGTCTTCAGTGGTTAGATTATCGCCAGACTCCAAACGAAGTGCCCAGTCGAAGTAGTCTGTAGAGATTGCGGTGTATTTGTCATCAATTTCCAAGATGCCAGTATTGAAATCGTCGTTATTATTTTCATAAAGCTCACACTGAATATCAAAAGTCTGCAATGAGCCTAGTTGATAGAAGATTGACTCATGCTCAACAAACTTAATCTCAAAGAGCTTTCCATTCATTGGAAAGTAAATTAGATCACCTTCATTAGGACGTGTGATAGCTTCTTGCGTACCAATCTCTTCATCAAAAACCTTACGTGAACATGTAAATGTTACACGGTCTCTAATCTCAACACCAAACTTTGAGAAAAAGTCTCCTTGCCCCTGGAAGCCCTCTACATTTTTAATATAGAATTCCATCAGGTAAGCTCGGTTAAATTCCGATGTAGAGTCTTGTTGATATAGAGTGTCTTTATTAACTAGAGAGCGAGGAAGATAGTACATATCCTGACCGTATATGCGAATACTTTCAGTTACTAAGCTCTCAATTAGATCCTGCTCCATTGAGGATCTATAGTTATTAAAGAAGAAATTAGTTGCCATACTCTTTATCCAATCATATCAACGGCTGGTAATGAGTATGATGAGATCATATCCTGCTCTAGTTTTTTGATTGCTTCATCAGCATCATTGTAGATTTTTTCTCCGTTAAATGTAACACCGCCAGGCATTTGCATTCCGGAGAACTTAATAAGATTAGCACCCCATTGCATTTTAATTTTTTGAGTGCAATATTCTTGGAGCCAGCGATCTCCCCAGGCATCTGTATATTCGTCTGGATCAATAACCTTATAAGCCTCAACAATGATGTATGAGCCTACGTTGAGTTTATTCCAGTCCATATCGACATAAAGTTTATCGGTATGTCTATTAAATCTAATAGGTTGCTTACCAACCAAGAGCTCGGTGATGAGAGCTAGATGTTCCATAACGGAATAATATGGAACCAAAGAAACAGATGTTAGATTATAGAGATCATTAAGTGCAATCTGATAGCGAATGTTGAATAAGTCGTTTGCAGAAACTGATGGATCACCAATATTAAATATAGAAACAGCACCTAAGATATTTTCAGGCAAAGTAATGTAACCGTCAGCCTTATTATTGGCGGTTACTTGATGTTTGTAATATACTTTTTCTGTGCCATCAAAGTGATAGTCCCAGTAATATCTTAACGACTCATCAATACGATCTTCTACTTGATCATCATCTACGTTGATTTCAATTACTGGTTTGCCTAGCTTTCTTAGGCAATATTCTTTAAATTGTGCTCTTGATGTTGGAACTGACATGGAGATCTCCCTATTTTAAAATATTTAGGCATTGTTAGAATTACATCCATCACCATATATTTCAAAAAAACCTAACTGATGCTGTATACTTTCATACATTATCATATCTCCATTGTTAATATTCTACTATTACCAGACCAGCAGATCCGTTTCCGCCGTTTGCTGGACTGACAGATCTATCTGAAGAAGCGCCAGCTCCCCCTGCACCATACCCTGCACCATTCTGGCCAGGGTTCACGTTTGTAACAGTTGTTGCACGGGTAAACTTTACTGATCCTCCTGTACCGTAAGGTCCGGATCCTCCAGATCCAGTACCTTGACTTGTCCATGCGGTATTTCTGATAGATCCACCCCATCCAGATTGAGTAGGTACATTAAAAGAATATGTATCGTTTAAAAAAGAAGCATTACCGTATACACCGCCTACAGGAAGTTGACCTGCTACAACGTTATTGCCTCCTCCGAAACCTCCAGTAGCAACAACTAAATCACCAACACCAGTACAGGTTACAATAGTATTGCCTCCTCTATCGGCTGCTGATACCAAGGCAGTCGTATTTGCTATACCACCAAGTCCTCCAGTACCCACTGTAATATCAATAGATCCTGCTGCTCTAATAGCAGTATTAACCTCATATACTACTATTCCTACACCTCCAGCACCTCCGCCAGCACCTGACTGTACTGAAGTAGAAGCACCTATTACTGGTCCTCCACCACCTCCACCTCCCACCGCGGTAATTTTAAATACATCAACATCAGTAGGTATACTCCAGTTTCCATTAGCGGTAAACACTAACGCTCTAGAATACCCTCCAGAACCCACCCCTACAATCTTTACATTGCTAGATGTACTCTGAACGGTAATAGTATTCGACGATAATTTAGAAAAACTATCAACTATCTGCTCTTGAATGTAAAGCACTTCATTTAACGGGGTTGTAGTTGTATTCGTGGTTGGCTTCCATGTAACACCGTTAGCAGAAACAGTCAAAGCTATGTCATTATTTGCTTTGAGAACGACGCTATTTGATGATTGAATGCTGGTTACTAAGGCTTTTGACATAATTAATACTCCACTATAACTGCACCATTTGATCCAACACCTCCAGACGGATTTCTCGTGTTAGTGGTAGTTCTAGTATTATAATCACCAGTACCACCATTACCGAAGCCGACAGCATTAGCTGATGCGGCACCTTCATATGTGCCTGAACGCCCCATTAGATGTGAGGGTGATCTTAAATACCCAAACATTCCTCCAGCAATAGTTCCACCACGTGAACCTTCGTTACAGCTATACTCTTGAGTAGTACGCTCAACACCACCTACACCATCTTGTCCGTTTGATCCGACGTGAGCAATATATGCTGCGTGAGATGTATTAACTGTAAATACACCTCCAATACCACCTGGTACATCAGCATCGGCTGTTGCAGAAGTATGTCCGTTACCACCAGTACCTCCTGCAGCAACTGCTATTTGAGATCCATTAATACTTACAACGGTATTAGTTCCTGCCGAGCCTGGGCTCAAATTACTGTTAGCGCCACCATTACCACCTGTACCTACAATGATATCTAAATTAGAGCCTGATGTTCCTAAATCTACCCACAGGGTAATAGACGCACCTGAGCCACCTCCACCAGCCATCTGACCAGTAGTGGTGTTAGTAACACCACCTCCCCCACCTCCCCCACCAGCACCGATAATGGTTAGCTTAGCGTAACGAGATTTATAGGTAAATGCAGTATTACCAATATTTGTATTTACATTGATTATCGCTGTTTGACCATACCCTAGCTTATACTCTGAGTATAAATTTTCTTGCGTATTAGATGTAAGAGTGATGCTGTTGTTTATAACAACATTATTTGATGTACTCAATACTGTATTTGTAATTCTCACATTACCACTAACAGCAATACTACCATTAGAGGCTGAAACACGCTGATGAGCATCGTGATTTATAGATACACCGCCTGTACTGATACGAAGGTGCACATTACCAACACCTAAGATTACATCATCATTTTCATTAGGTTGAAGAGTATTTGTTTTAATAATTGAAGTCATTATCCAAACTCCACAACGACTATACCATTAGTGCCAGATGTACCAAAGTACCCTGTAGTTAGACCGATTATATTAGGTCCTGACCCTCCTGCACCATATCCGTATGATAGAGCAGGAAATGGTAACACAATCGGAGGAGCTTGAACTGGATGAGACGTATTAGCGTACCCTAACGAAGAGCCGCCTCCAAAACCCATAAACATCAACTGATTAAAGGATGTTGAAGTTCCACTAAAAGTTTGCTGTCCTTGCTGTCCATTAGCACCAGGAATATAAAAATCAGCATTGGCGCCAGATTGACCTCCTGCACCTCCAAATACCGTTACAGTACCCTCGTATCCAGCACCACTTCCCCCTGCACCACCATCAGCAGATACTAACACTGTATTACCAAATGATATTACAGTTTTTTCTCCAGGAAGCCCAGTAGTAGCAAAATTAACAATACCAGCACCGTAGGTTGTAGTTTCATATGTAGGGGTATTAAGATTATTAGTACCACCCAATGTAGCAGAATCAGAATATCCTACCCCACCATTACCACCTCTTCCTACTATTATACGTATAGACTGTTCGCTAATATTACCTTCGTAGTGCTTAACAGCTGTGGCGCCACCACCACCTCCACCAGGAACTGAGGACGTCTGCGACACTCCACCGGTACCGTTAGCCATGATGCCTGCTGCGCCTGAGCCACCACCACCTCCTACCGCGACAAACCTCACTCTTGTTACACCTTTAGGAATTGTCCATGTAGTGTTAGACGTAAAAGTTTTAATATATCGATACCCTCCAACCTTACCCGGATTAGTAGAATTATCCTGTATAACGCTGTTTGCCTGAATAACCACAGACTGCAAAGAATTAGCGTGGGAGAGATGTTCAATTACAATACCGTTTGCTGATATTGTATTGAAATGTAACGTGCTGTTAGATGTTACATTAGGATAGTTTTGAAAAAATACCTTACCGTTAGCGCTCAAGAAGAGGCTATTTGAAGAATTAGTTTCTATGGTAAGGTGTGTACATCCTGACTGTTGGCTGATCACTACCTCATCGTTAGATGAAAAACGACTTGGCATAATAAAAATCCTTAATGGTCAGTTTCAATATACATGTTAATTAAGTCGACTGCGGTTGCAGCTGCGGTTGCGCCGTTATTAATCCAAACGTGAGGTCCAAGGAATGTAGTGTTTGATGGAATATCGGTAGAGAAAGTACCTTCAGCAACTGCTGCTGTATCCAGTCTTTCGATTTTATATCCAATTTCAGAGCCGTTTGGGGCACTAAAGAACATAGCAGTATATACAGCGTTGTTAGTAACAGGGAAGCTTGCACCTAGCGGGATAGCAGATGCAGTACCTGACGCATCATTGTAATAGATTGAAAGAGTAGATTGGGTAGTAAGACACCCTATGCCGACAATATCAGTTAGCGTGTTAGGTTCTACGTTACCAATAACAGTAATAGCGTTTCTTAGACCAATAAACATTCTTGTACCAGCAACCGTAGCAGCAATACCAAACTTAAAGTTAGTCCAGAAACCTCCCTGCCCTGATGTACTTCCTCTTGTTACAGAGAGACCTAGAGGGTGTAAACCAGCCGATGAGCCAGCGGTAGCTGAAGAAACAAAACCTACGCGGGTGATTGTTGTTAGGAAGCTTGTTGAAGCAAGTACCCTTGCGGTTGCAGTGCCGGTAGTAGTTGTTGTTTGACCAAGAAGAGAAAACGTTGCTACACCTGCGTTAGGGAAGAAACTAATAACCTTATTCCTACCAAGCAGAGGCTGAAACTCATAGTCTACACCTGACGGTCCAATCTGACCAGTCATAATTCTTCCTGCCATTGAATCGGCAAAGATTATGGCAGTGTTGGTAGCCGGTGCTGTCGGGATATCAATACTATTAAGCTTGATACCACCATTAGATATGCTAAGATGACCATTTACAGATAGTCTGTCAGTCGGAGCAGTATTGCCCATGCTGATATTACCATTAGCATAAACATGGAAGTCGCCAATATCTACAGGGACTGGTAATGATCCAGTCCCATTAACGCTGAATGCACCATTAACAACCATAGTGGTAGCGTTAATAGTAAGAAAACTATTA